CGGCTGTTGGCGAGATAAACCGCTACATGACCATACATCACACGGCGCGGATGCGTTTAGATATTTTGCTGTGGCTAATCGAAATGCACGCAGACAAGCTTTTACAATTCAAATGGAAACAACATTCTAATGAATCATGACATTACTTTTATTCGACCTGAGCACAAACAAGCATCTATTAACTGGGAAAAAATGCGGGATGTTTGTGCTGGCGCTGAAATAATTAAATCAAAAGGTAATCAGTATTTACCTTATTTAGATCCTACCGATAAGAGTGAACGTAATAAAAAACGCAACCAGGATTATATTGCAAGGGCGGTTTTTTATAGCATTACTGGTCACACAAAAATTGGTTTAATTGGCATGGCTTTCCGCAAAGATCCAACAATTAGCATCCCTAACAAGTTGGAATATCTCAAAACCAATGCAGATGGTGCGGGAACAAGTATTTACCAACAGTCACAATCAACGCTTGAATCAGTATTAGAAGTTGGTCGCCATGGTCTGTATGTTGATTATTCCTCAGATTCTAATGAGGCTATGATTTTATCGTATAAAGCAGAAGATATTATTAATTGGCGAACACAACGAATTAACGGTAAAGATAAGCTGGTTTTAGTTGTTCTTCGGGAAGTTGTTGAAGTCTCAGATGGATATGGTTTTAAAGATATCACTCAATACAGAGAGCTAGCTATTGACGATGGCAAGTTCATTTGTAAGGTTTGGCGTCGCACAGGTGAAAATAACAGTGGACCTTATGAAATTGATTCTATTTATGAGCCAAAACCAAAAAATGAAGATCATTGGCATGAAATTCCATTTACATTTGTAGGCGCTCAAAACAATGACCCAACAATTGATGATTCTCCTTTATCTTCATTAGTTGAAATTAATTTAGGACACTATCGTAATAGTGCTGATTATGAAGATAGTTTATTCTTTTGTGGGCAGGTTCAGCCTGCAATCATCGGATTAGACACAGAATGGCGAGATTTCTTGGAAAAGAATGGTGTCAAGATTGGATCTCGTACCCCATTATTACTTCCTCAGGGTGGTAATTTTGTTTACGCTCAAGCGCAACCCAACACTTTAGCTAAAGAGGGTATGGACGATAAGCGCAATTATATGGTGGCACTAGGTGCTAGGTTAATAGAACAAAACTCATCAGCTAAAACAGCAACACAAGCTAATGGTGATCAAACAGCATCAACATCCGTACTCGGTATATGTTGCTCTAACGTGTCGGAGGCTTACACGATAGCGCTGAAATGGTGCGCTCATTATCTTGGGATAGTGGTTGATGACATTGTCTGTTCTATCAATCAAGAGTTTATTTCTAAGATTGCTGATGCTGGCATGATTACCGCTATTGTTAGCTCATGGCAATCAGGCGCAATCAGGGATGAGGACATGATACGTGCAATGCAAAAACTAGATATCATTGACCCAAGTGCAGATCCTGAAACTGTTAAGCAGGAGCTAAAAGACGCAGCTCCTCAGTTGTTAGGTAATTTATGACAATTAACAAAAAACTTCGCGATGAAGCAATTTATCACCGCGTTAATCTAGTTGGTTATGAACATAACTTAATAAGAGAATCGCTTAAACTACTAAACGTCGTTGATAAACAGTTAACAGCCCAACTATATATTGCGTTAGATGATTTATCTTCTAGCGAATTTAAAATATCACGACTTGAATCAATGCTCAGTAGTGTTAAATCATTAAATTCATTTTCTGATTATCTCTTTTGTGAATTAAATGCATTTAGTGAATATGAGAGTAATTATCAATATTCACTGTTTGAATCGTTATTACCCGATATTGTTAAAGCTAAATACCCTTTAATGCAGATATCGCCGAATCAGTTATTTGCGGCGGTAAAAGCAAAACCATTTCAAGGGCGATTATTATCAGAATGGGTAAGCAATATCGAAGATGACAGGCTTAAACGTGTTACCAACGCCGTTAGAACTGGTTATGCAACTGGTGAAACCACTGAACAGATTATTAGGAGAGTGAGAGGTACTAAAAAGAACAATTATAAAGATGGCGTTTTAGAAACGAGTAAGAGAAACGTATCATCATTAATTCGCTCTGCCGTATCTCACACAGCAGCCGTTTCTCGTGATGAGTTCGGAAAGGCTAATAGCGATTTAATAAAAGGCAAGCAATGGTTATCTACGCTTGATACTAGTACTACACCGATGTGTATTATTCGCGATTTAAAAAAGTATACATTAGATAACCAGCCTATAGGTCATGACATTCCATACGGTGACGGACCGGGTAAATTACATTTTTGTTGTCGGTCTGTTGAGACATTTGTCTTAAAAAGTTATCGAGAACTAGGGATCGACATTGATGAGGTGCAAACAGGCACAAGAGCATCAATGGATGGTCAAGTTCCAGCCAAAACCTCTTATCTTGATTGGCTAAAAACACAATCACAGGATAGGCAAGAGCAAATATTAGGGGTAGAAAGAGCGAGGTTATTACGAAATGGAGAAATTGAGCCAGAAAAGTTTTTCACTCGCGATGGACACTTATTAACAATTGACGAGTTAAACAACCAACTTAGTGGTCAACTTTCAAATTTAAGAACAGTTGAAGATGTTGAAAATTGGATGCAAAGAAAAAGCATAGCTGCTAATGTTAAATTTCCGAAAGATACATCTCTCGAAAGCGCTAAAGATGTTGCTGAAATATCAGAAGATATTATTAAAAGGTTCAATTTATCAAAACTCTCATGGTTAGGAACAAAAGATACATTTTTGGAAACTGCGGCTGGTGCTTATAATTTATCTCAAAACTCAATTCACATGGCTCAATGGATGTTAGACCCAAGCGAATGGGAGGCAATTGCAGAAAACGCCGCCATGCTAGGGTTTAAAGATATGGCCATTTATGAAATTGATTTATCTCCAGATAAAAAACAGCTAGCACAGATAATTGCTAACTTGGATGTCTTGCCTTACGCATCAGTTCAAAGCATAAAAGGAACAATAGCACATGAATTTGGGCACTATCTATATTATCAAGATGAGAAGTATTTATCTAAAATCACTCAAATTGCATATAATGATAAATGGGCGCATGTGCTAAGTTATTATTCTTCAGATTCAAATGAGGAGCTTTTTTCTGAAAGCTTTGCTTTGTATATGCTTGGCGATACTGAATCGAGAAAAAGAATTCATCCTTTAATACTAGAATGGTTAATAAAACATGACAAACGATAATCTAAAAAAGGTCCACGATTTAATTCAAAAACAGCCGTGGGATGATGACATCTTAGTGAAGATTCAAAGGTTAATTGATAACGAGCCAAATTTAGCCATTAAACGCATGATGGCTATGAGCATGAGTGCAGTTACCCATAAAATGGAAAACAGCAAAACAATAGATAAATAAATATTTATGAACATCTACAAGGTCGCTATATGCGACCTTTTTTATTTTCAGAGCAAAGCTCAAATCCTGAGGGGAAATTATGTTATTTAGAAAAATCAACCGAAAGTTTTATTCAGAAGCGCAAGAAGGTGGCGATGCTGGTGGTGGCGCAACAATCACCCCAGAAGTACAAGCCTTAATTGATAAAGCAGTTGCTGAAAACACGCAAGGCTTAAAAAATAAAAATACCGAATTGCTCGGTAAGCAAAAGGCATTATCTGAAAAACTAAAGCAGTTTGAAGGGATTGATCCTGACGCCGTCAAAACAATTTTACAGCGATTTTCAGATGATGAAGAAGCAAAACTTATTTCAGCAGGGAAAATCGATGAGGTATTAAACAAACGCACAGAGCGGTTTAGAAGCGAGTTTGATAAAAAACTCAAAGCAGAACAAGAGCGAGCTGATAGCGCACAAAAGAAAGCCGAAAAGTATAGCAGTATTGTGCTTAGCAACAAAATGACTAATGCGGCATTGAAAGCAGGAGCGTTACCAGAAGCATTAGAAGATATTAGTTTACGTGCCAAAGGCATGTTTATTTTAAGTGATGACGGCGAGGCTGTCGCAGTAGGACAAGATGGCGAACCTTTACTTGGTAAAGACGGTAAAACTCCGTTAACACCTCAAGAGTGGGTGAAATCATTAAAAGATAATGCTCCACACCTATTTCCAAAAGCCGAAGGCACTGGAGGCGGAGGTCACAAGGCAGGTGGTTCCAATTTAGTTCGTTCAAAAATGACCAGTACGGAAAAACACAACTACATCCAAAAATATGGTCAACAAGCATATTTAAAATTACCAAAAGATTAAGAGGAAGTTAAATAATGGCAACAACAGTAAATACAGATTTAATCATTTACAACGATTTAGCACAAACCGCATTTTTAGAACGACGCCAAGATAACTTGGATGTATTTAATGCGGCATCTAATGGTGCAATTCTTATCGATAATGAATTAATTGAAGGAGATTTTCGTAAACGAGCATTTTACAAGGTTAACGGCTCTATTGACCCTCGTGATGTTAATTCGGTTGATCCTGTTACAGGTAAAAAAATCGGTGCAGGCGAAGCTGTGGGCGTCAAAGTACCATGGAAATATGGACCTTATGAAACAACAGAAGAAGCATTTAAACGCCGTGGGCGTGATATTTCTGAATTTTCTGAGGTGATCGGCGTTGATGTGGCAGATGCAACATTAGAGGGCTACGTTAAATATGCCATCAATTCTCTAATGGCTGCTATTGGCGCTAACACTGACATGACAGTAACTGCGGATATTGCGACCGATGGGAAGAAAACATTAACCAAAGGATTACGCAAATATGGCGACAAATTCAATCGTGTTGCTTTATTTGTTATGCATTCTACAACCTACTTTGACATTGTAGATCAGGCAATGGATAACAAGCTATACGAAGAAGCTGGTGTTGTGGTTTATGGTGGTCAACCAGGCACATTAGGCAAACCTGTATTAGTTACTGATTCTGCGCCAGTTGATGCGATTTTAGGTTTAGTTGCAAGTGCTGTAAAAATCACTGAGTCACAAGCTCCGGGCTTCCGTTCTTATGACATCAATACGCAGGAAAACTTAGCAATCGGATATCGTGCAGAGGGTACAGTTAACATTGACTTACTCGGTTATAGCTGGGATACATCAAAAGGCGCTAACCCAGATTTAGCTAAGTTGAGCAATCAAGTTAACTGGAAAAAACACTTTGACAGCAATAAATCTACCGCTGGCGTTTTAATTAAACTAGGAGCGCCAAACGTTAACAGCAGATCTGCCAAAGTAAATAATTAAAACAAAGGGCGTAAAGCCCTTTTTATGGAGCGATGAATGATTAATGCCGATCTTAATTCTAGCAGCTTTAACAGTTATGCAAGCATTGATGATTTAGAGCATTTTGCTAACGCAAGAGATATAAGTTTACCTAACAATAAAGAATCATTACTTATTAAAGCAATGGACTATTTGAATGGATTAAATTGGGCAGGTAAAAAAGCCAAACAAAACCAACCTTTACCATTTCCTAGAAAGGATATTGTTTTGGATGGCTATTCATTATCTAGCAATGAGATCCCAACTCCACTAATCACAGCTCAATGTATGTTAGCTATTGAAGCTATTTCGGATGATTTATTGCCTAGTGTGCGTGAGGCTCCAGTAAAGTCGGAGTCTATAGCTGGCGCGTTAACAGTCGCTTATTCGGTCGATGAATCTGGCTTTAAACCGCAGTATACGGCTGTTATGTCAATATTGGGGGATTTGGTTGTTAGCCGTGGGTTTTCAATAAATTGTATTGCTGAGAGGTCGTGATGGGAAACTTTTATGAACGCTCATTTAATACGGCCTTGAAGCTCCTTTCAAAATATGGCATGAAATACTCCGTATTAAGAAAGGGTAAGGTCTCGATTGTTAACGGTAAAGAAGTTATTACCGAAAATCAAACCTTTACAACAATTGGCATAAAAACCAATTATAACCCGATTGAGATTGACGGAACAGTTATTCAATCAGGCGATATTCAAATGGTTTTTTCTGCTGATGTTGAGCTGAAAATCAATGATATTGTAACTATTGACGGAGAAAAATACCTGATTAAACAGCCTAATCCAGTAAAACCTGCTGATGTTCTCATATGCTACAAAGCACAGTTGAGGAAAGCGTAAATGTCGAATAGTCAAAACTTTCTATCGTCTATCAATGCGTTTGTAGATAAAGCGAAAGCAAAAAATGAGCTTGTAGTTAAAAAGGCTAGTATCGAAATCTTGCAAGACATTATCAGAATGTCACCAGTAGGACAGCCTGAATTATGGCAATGTTATGCACCTAAAGGCTATGTTGGTGGACGTTTTCGGGGGAATTGGCAAGTTACCTTTAATGCGCCTGCATCTGTTGAACTGGATAGAATTGATCCATCAGGAATGGACACGTTAAAAGATGGTATCGAGCAGATTGGACGGTATACTTACGGCGTTCAGTCAATCTATTTCACTAACAACCTACCTTATAGCGTGAGATTAGAGTTTGGACACTCTAAACAAGCGCCTAACGGTATTGTCAGGGGCGCCGCACTAAATGCTCAAGTTCATTTTGAAAACGCCACAAAAGGAGGTTAATAATTGATTTCGACAATTTCAGAATTGCTCGAATCGCATTTAGATATCATTGCCAACCAGCTAGGTTTACCAATCATTTATGAAAACATCGAAGCAACACCTAATGACGAAATCTACTTAAAATCTAATATATTGCCAGCAATCACAACCAGCTTTGATTTGAGCGGTAATTCAAGGATTTATAAAGGAGTTTACCAAGTTAGCGTAGTTGCTCCAATTAACACTGGTAAATCACGCTCTCAGCAAATATCAGAATCGATTATTAAGCATTTTCAACTCAACACAGAGTTAACCAAAGATAATTTTTCACTTTACATCAACTCAATACCTAGTGTTTATCCTGCTATCACAGATAAAACCACTTACACCATCCCAATTAGCATGAATTACCGTGCTGATACATTAATTTAATTAAATTAGGAGTTTTACTATGGGTTTTGCATTACCTAACGGCGCACGTGTTTACGTGCAAAAATCAAAAGGCGAGGCTTTAGCATTTGAAACTATTACAAACGCCAAAGAAGCGGTTGTTACATTGAAAGCGAATCACGGGCTTATGGTCGGCGATGAGGTTCTAATCACGTCGGGTTGGGCAAGGCTTAATTACGTTGTGGCCAAAATTACTCGGGTTAATGCTGCGGACGTAACATTGGGCAATATTAACACCAGCAATGTAAATATGTTTCCTGTTGATGAGGGTGCTGGGACGGTTACTAAAATTACATCTTGGGAACGTTTACCTCAAATCAAAGAAGTTTCAACCGAGGGTGGCGAGCAACAATATGTTCAAATTCAATTCCTTGAAGATGACAAAGAAAAGCAATTGCCGACCATTAAATCGGCGAAAAGTAAAAGTTACACCATTGCTCATGACAGTTCTTTACCAGCTTATCCTGTGCTTCAAGAATTGGATCAAACAAACGATGTGGTAGCAATGAAAATGTATGTACCAAAAGCAAAGGAAACTCGCTACGACGCTGTGCGTGTGTCATTTGATCCAACACCCGAAACGACTATCAACGAGATTGAAACCGTAAAAATCAATACGACAGTTGAATCACCAGCAATCACATTTTATAAAGATAGATAAGGAAAAACTAAATGGCAAAATTTAAATTAGTCGCAGAACCAACGTTTAAGAGTAATGTCTTAATTCCTCGTGCGGGTCAAGAGGACGGGCAAATCGAACTAACCTTTAAACATTATTCAGCAGATAAGCTCGCTAAACTTGAAGATGAAGTTAAAGATAAACAAATTATCGATATTGTCATGAAAATAGTTCAAGGCTGGAGTTTGGATGAAGAATTTAATCAAGAAAACATGCAAATCTTATTAAATAACTATCCTGCTGCTTGGCGCGCGATAACCGATACATATTATAAAGAAATGTTAGGTCAACGCGAAAAAAACTAATTGAACTTGCCATTGCTCTATATACCCCTGAGCCGTCAAAGGATGAACTGGCGGCATTCGGTCTAACCGAAGATGATTACGCTGATGAGTATGTAGAAATATGGCAAGAAAATTTAGGTGTTTTTAAGCTATTTAAAGCAATGTCCACCCAGTGGCGTACAAGCATGGGGGGCGTTACAGGGCTTGATTACAAGTGCTTACCGTGGGTTATGAAAGTTAATAACATAGCTGAAAACGAGACTATTTTTAACGATATTCAAATCATGGAAAGCGAAGCCCTGAAATTAATGCACAAATCAAAATAATTGTTAGTTTAAAGGGTAACATTTGAAAAATCACCCATCAGTCATCAATAACAGTCAAGCCACCTTCGGGTGGTTTTTTTATGCTCATTATTCAGCAAATCAATAAAAATTTAACGCTCACATGAATAGCTCGACGGAGTAAAAGCATGAAGCTGCCTACCTTCAGTGAATTGTTTTCATGTGAGCTTTTATTAAAAAGGTAAAAGGAGTGATTAATGAATAATTTAAAAAAAATAGAAGTCCCATTTTGCAATACAATAATCCAAGCTATTGAGCATAACGGACAGCTTTATGTTTCAATGCGTCCCATTTGTAAGAATATCGGCTTACAGTGGGGATCTCAGTATAACCGCATCATGCGTGACGAAGTAATGAAAACCTCCGTCTTCATAATGAAGACGCAGCTAGATGGCGACATACAAAATCGTGATATTGTGTATTTACCTTTATCAATGCTGAATGGTTGGTTGTTTGGCGTTAGTACTAAGAAAATCAAACCAGAGTTAAAAGACAAGCTAATTAAATATAAGCGTGAATGTTACGACGTGCTTTATCAATATTGGACTAAAGAGCGATTCGAATTCATGAAAGAGATAAATAAACTGCTTTTTGAGTTCCATTACGAAAAAGAGGGGGCAAGTCAAGCAGGCAGAATATTATCAAACTGGAAACGAATTAAGCCTCGCATTGAAAATAAACTTCATTCATTAATGAATCAATCTCAATTACAGCTAACAGTATAACCGCCTTGCGCGGTTTTTTTATTGCGCTTAGTTAATAAATTTCATACTATTACCAAAAAAACTAAGGAGATGGTATGAAAAGAATTTTACTAATTAGCTTGGTTTTATTTGGCTGTGAAGAAAAAAAAGTAACTGAAGAAATGCTTATTGGGGATTGGAGATGTGATTTTGCGCAACAAATTGCTAAATGGAAAGATGGCGCTTTTCAGGATTATGGTGAGATTAAAAGAGATAAAGGTCCAATAAAATATTTTATGAAAGATAATGTTCTGTATTTTAATTTTGGAAATCCGACTTCTTATCCGTTTAAGCTAAATTCCTATTATGACCAATCGGAAATCATTAATCAACTAGATAACCATAAGGTAAAATCGAAAAAATCTATAACATACATTTCTCCTGATAAATATAAAGTTATTGATGTCACGGAGGATATTTATACTAATGATAGCGATAGCAGTGAAAATAATAAAACAAAGTTCGAATATATTTGCGAACGAGTGAAACAATAAAAATTACATATTTGTTGACTATCAAAGCAATTTAATCAAACCCTCTTAGAGGGTTTTTTATTAGTTATTTTGAAAAGTGCTTACCAAAAAACCATGCAAGAGCGAAAAATAAAATAAATCCAATGGGGTTACTTAAAAAGATACTCGTTAATGTGCTTGCAGGAACATTTCTCGCTTCAATCAGTGAATCTTGCGCAAATACAAAATTGCTAAAAAACAGCGATAACATGCATAGTATTAATTTATTCATTGTTTTCATTTTTGGTCTCCTTTTCTGGAAGATTTATTTTTAAAAGAATATTTTTTAGATCATCAAGACCCTCAGATATAAAGTTTAATGCTTTTTCTGTTTTCATTTTAATGACTTTTTCATTATTCATATTTGCTAATCCTAAGGCTGAATTCACTGTTGATTCATGTTGCCTCAATTTATTATTAGCCTCATGGTAGAGTTTTTTATATTTTTCAGAAAGAATAAGTTCATTGATTTTCATATCCATTTCATCAATTGAACACGCAAGTCGATTTTCTAACGCTATTGTTAGTTTAAGCCTATATGCGATTTCAGAGTTAAGGCTTCTGAGGTTGCTTTTCGAGCTATTTTCTAAATATGAACGTACGTCATCATCTAATCTCGTTGGGAAAGGCTTTATTGTGTTCATAGTGTGATTCCTTTTGACTCATTACAATAATATAGTTTTTATAAGAAGTATTGACAACTGAATCATTATGATCCAAAATAAGCATGTAAAATAAACGTAAACACAATAAAGGGGGATCATTTTGATTCATGGAGTAAGTAAAATTAAACCGTTCCCGACAAGAATGCCTGATGATTTAAGGGAATGGTACGAGAAAGAGGCTGAATGTAGCCGACGATCGCTAAACTTTGTGATAGTTGAAGCTTTAGCAGAACATAAAGAAAAGAAAATCAAACAAAGAGAGGTAAAAAATGCAAACATCTAAAAAAACAAAAACCCCAAGTGCAGCAACACTTGAGGTTCAATCATTAATCCCACAGCAAAGAGGAATCAAATCTACGAAAAATGATATAACTTTAGTTAATAAAAGTCAATTGACAATGTCTAGCCGTGAAATAGCGGAGTTGACAAATAAAGAGCATAAAAACGTTTTACGAGTAATTAGAGACTTAATGTCTGCTCAAGTTTTAGACGCTCAAATTGAGCCACTAAAATTTGAATATAGAAATCAATGGTTTGATTACTATGAGTTAAATAAACGTGACTCACTTGTTACCGTTGCTAGATTATCACCAGAGTTTATGGCTTTTGTTGTTGATCGATGGCAAGAATTAGAGCAGCAAGCTTCAAACAATCAAATAAAACTCCCAACAACAAAAGAGCTTGCTCTAATGGTTATTCAAGCCGAAGAAGAAAATGAAAGGCTGATGATAGAAAATAAAACACTAGGATCTCAACTTGAAGAAATGAAGCCAACGGTTGCTGCTTTTGATCGTATTGCTACTAAAGCAGAGGGTAGTATGTGTGTAACTGATGCAGCTAAACATTTACAAGTTCAACCCAGAAAATTCTTTCAAGAATTAAATTCAATGGGGTGGATCTACAAAAGAACAGGTGGTCATCATTGGCTTGGATATCAAGATAAGGTTAAGCAAGGGTTGCTAGAACATAAGATTACAACAGTCTCAAGAAGTGACGGTAGTGAAAAGATAGTGGAGCAGGTACTAATTACTCCAAAAGGATTAGCAAAGTTATCACAACTTTTATCACAAAAAATAGCCGCTTAATTATAAGCCCGCAGAGGGGCAACTTGAGGATGTAAATATGGACAGAAATATAATTATTCAAGAGAACGATTTTAACGTTTTATGTGCAAAAATAAATCACATTGCTGCAATTGCAGAGTTATTAATTAGCGACAACGGTCAAAGTAAGTGGGCTGATGAGACTCTAATAAACAGTATAGGTGCAATCTCGACAATGTCGTATGAAATGTCAACTTTATTTGAAAAAGCGGAGGTTGTAGCATGAAACACATCATTGATAATTATGACTATGAAATAATAGTTAAAAATTTAGAACAGGCAAAATCATTGGCTTATCTTATGGGTAGTAATGTTAATGAAAGCGATGACAAATCAAATATATTTTGGTTATTACAAGATTTAGTTAATTATGCTTTGCGATTAGTTGAAGATTCTGAGTCGTTAGTTTAACCCTTTTTTTAGACCCTTTTTTAATATATTGATTATTATTAATTAATTTTCATGTGATAAAAAAGGGTTATTTTCGAAAAAATGGCTAAAATTTAGTTAAAACAAAAGGCTATGTTTGATATAATCTAGTTTACCGCCGAATAGGCAGACATAAACCACCTGCGGGTGGTTATTATCATGAAAAACTAGTGATCAATCAAATGCAGAACAAGTTTTTAATGTGTTGATTAATAATAACTTTATTACAACTATATAAATACTTTAAATTTAAAATCGTTATTTATTAAAAAGTTAACTTTAGATCAAATATTATTAGCTCCTAATCCGCTTCGGCGGGTTTTTATTAAAAATCTAACAGTTCAGGCTTGATTTGTAGTGCTTGGGCAATTTTAATTCGTGTTGCTTTTCTTAACTTTTGGCTTTTTTCATATTGAGAATAAGCTGATTGGCTAATACCTATTTTATTCGCAACTTCAACTTGAGATAATTTTAAATACTCACGCCATGCTTGTGCAGGAGAATAGTTATTATCAAAAACCATGTTAACAACTTCGTTTGGTACACCTGTTTCAACATCGATTGTTTTATTCATTATTATTTTTATGATTAACCTCAATATAAGCATTATATAAGTTTTAGTAAAAATATAAATAATTAGAATTGATAACCATGGTTGACATTCTAGCAGTGTAAGATATAATAGTTTTAAATTAAAACAGGAATAAAGCATGATTACTGTAAGTTATACACCGCAAATGGAAAAATGGTTGAAGTCGCTTAAAGATAAAACTGCAGCAGCTAAAATTAAAGTTCGAATTCGTCGTATGCAAGAAGGTAATTTTGGTGATGTTAAGCCTGTAGGCAGCGGTGTATCAGAAATGCGTATTCACTGTGGAAAAGGGTATAGGGTTTATTTTGTTAACCGCAATAATGAAATTGTTATTTTATTGTGTGGCGGTGACAAGGATACACAACAAACAGATATTAAAATTGCTAAAGAATTAGCAAATAAATGGGGTTAATTATGACTACAAAACTAAAAACTTTTGATGTGGTTGATTTTTTAAATACTGATGAAGAAATGCAAGAATATTTAAATGCCGCAATAGAAGAAGGAGACCCTAAATTTTTATTTATTGCGCTTGGTGATATAGCTAGAGCTAAAAACATCAGTCAGCTTTCACGTGATACAGGTATAAGCCGTGAGGGTATTTATAAAGCGTTATCAGGTGAGGGTAATCCTACTTTTAATACAATCTTTAAAATTGTTCAAGCATTAGGTTTGCAAATGCAGTTTTCCTCACAAAAACATGCTGATTGTTGTTGACTGAGTATGGAAAATCTAATGTAGATATACAAAATAAAATCAAACCTAAAGCTCGCTATTGCGGGCTTTTTTTATGTCTGGAGAAAACTATGCCAATAGCACAAGATTTACAAACCCTTGAGGGTAACCAGCTTATACAACTAATAGAAGTCGATGGCACAAAATTTGGTCTTGATGAAGTGCTGAGATTTCATGCTCATAATATTTCGCCCGACGGGTGGGCGTCATTTGCTGCGGAGAATTTGCCGTCAATAAAATGGCAAGGTAAAGAATATTTACCGTATCCCTATGAGTTAAAAGACATTGAATTAAGTAGCACTGGCTCACAACCAACACCAAGATTATCAGTTGGCAATATAGACGGTAGGGTAACTCGTCTTTGTATTGATTATGATGATTTGGTCCAAGCAAAAGTCAAAATCCACACGACAATGGCCAAATATCTTGATGCGGATAATTGGCTTAATGGAAATCCTATCGCAGACCCCACACAAGAACGAGTCCAGTTATTTTTTATCAATAACAAGCGCGAAGAAACAAAAGCGACCGTTGAGTTTGAATTATGTTCACCTTTTGACATACAAAATCTTAAATTGCCCACACGGCAAATAACAACGGTTTGTACTTGGTGTATGCGCGGTTGGTATAGAACAGGGACAGGGTGCGACTATGCTGGCAATAAGTACTTCACTAAAGATGGTATAGAGACTGACGATCCTGCTAAAGATCAATGCGGCGGATTATTAAAGGATTGTAAAGCTCGCCATGGTAATAATCCTCTCCCTTTTGGTGGTTTCCCTGCGGCAAATTTACAAGGTAAATGATATGAGACAAAAATTATTAGATGCTATAAAAAAACATGTTGAAAGTGAATATCCTAACGAGGCGTGCGGTCTGATTGTGGATACGGGTAAAACTCAAAAATATATACCGTGTAAAAACATATCAGACAATCCCAAAGAGCATTTTTTAATCTCACCTGATGAGCAACTGGAAGCCGAGAAACGAGGTGAAATCATTATGATTATTCATTCTCACCCTGATGTGGTATCACTTGTCCCGTCGGAATTTGACCGTATTCAATGCGATTATTCAGGAATTGAATGGGGAATTATGTCTGTCCCTGATGGTGATTTTTGCACAATATCACCGCGTATAAATCGGGATTATACGGGGCGTCAATGGCTGCTAGGGTATGCTGATTGTTGGGCGCTTATTATGGATTACTATAAACGAGAGTATAACATTAGCCTAAAGAACTATTCTGTTACTCGCGAATGGTGGGAGAGTGGAGATGAAAATATTTATGATGACAATTGGCAATCAGAGGGGTTTGTTGAGGTGGACCTCAAAGACATGAAGATTGGCGACATCATTATGATGCGAATTGGTGCACAGGTTACAAACCATGCCGCTATCTATGTAGGTGATAATCTTATTCTGCATCATCTTTACGGTCAATTATCATCAAGAACGCCGTATGGTAAATATTTTAGAGATAGAACCGTTCGAATAGTACGACACAAGGAGTTATTTAATGCTGAGTAATGTAACATTTAAAGGCGCAATGGCTAAGCAATTTGGTAAGAACCATCAATACGATGTGCAAAATATCAAGGAGCTATTAAGAGCATTATGTGCAACGATAAAAGGCTTTGAAAAATACATGGGCTCAGCGCATATGAAAGGTGTCAAATTTGCATTTTTTGTTGACGGCAAAAACATTGGTATTGATGAGTTTGATATTAATGCAAGTGGTAAAAATTACATGATCATGCCTGTAGCTCAAGGGGCAAAAAGTGGTGGTTTTTTGCAAATAATTATAGGGGCAGCCGCTTTAGTTGCCGCTTTTTTTACTGGTGGCGCATCGTTAACCATGTTTGGTGCAACAATAACTGTTTCATCAACGCTTGCAGGAATCGGTATTAGCATGATGCTTGGTGGGATTGTTCAATTGCTCACGCCTCAACCGAAGTTTAAAGCTGGAGGTTCATCTAGTGCAGAAAACAAGCCCAATTATGGATTTGGTGCGCCAGTTAATACCAATGCTGTAGGTTATCCTGTGGCTATTTTGTTGGGTGAGCGTGAAATTGGTGGTGCGGTAATTAACGCTGGTATTTATTCAGAAGATCAACAATAGGTGAATTATGCATTTGATAGAGGGTCAAAAAGGTGGTAGTAAAAAACAGCATAAGCCGTATGAACAACCAGATAATCTACTTTCAACAGCTAAGCTTAAAGCATTGATTGCATTGAGTGAGGGTGAGATTCAAGGCGATATTACAGAACAAAATATTTATATTGATAACACCCCATTAGCTAATGCCGATGGTTCACGTAATTTTAATGGTGTTACGTGGGAGTTTCGTAATGGCTCACAAACTCAAGATTATATTAAGGGTATTCCTGAAATCAGTAATGAGTTGCGAGCAAATTATATAGTAAAAGCCAATAAACCGTGGGTGCGTTCATTTTCTAATTTAGATCTAGATGCCATTAGAATTAAGTTGAGTTTGCCTACGCTTGTTCAATATAAAGATAACGGTGATATTGTTGGTACAATTGTGAATTATGCTATTGATTTATCAACGGATGGTAGTGCTTTTGAAACGGTTGTGAATGCGGAATTTAATGGTAAAACAACATCTGAATATCAACGAGATCATCGAATAAATCTGCCAAGTGCGGTAAATGGTTGGGCTATTCGGGTAAGAAGATTAACGCCAGATTCTAACTCTAATAGTAAATTAATTAACGCGTTTGGTGTGTCTTCATATGCCGAAGTGATTGATAGTAAACTACGCTATCCTAATACCGCCTTGCTTTATATTGAATTGGATGCTAGTCAATTTAACGGAGCCGTGCCCAAGATCAGTTGTAAGCTAAAAGGAAAACTGGTTCAAGTTCCCGATAATTACGATCCAGTCAGTAGAACATACTTAGGGGCTTGGCGAGGCGGTTTTAAAATGGCTTACACGAATAATCCTGCTTGGCTGGCTTATTATTTAATGCGTGATGAGATAGCGGGCATGGGATTACGGATTGATTCTACCATGTTAGATAAATGGTCTATCTATCAGCTTGGACAATATTGTGACCAAATGGTTTCGGATGGAAAAGGAGGCAAAGAACCACGTTTTGCTTGTAATGAATATATACAAAGCCAAGAGGACGCTTACACAGTACTTAAAGATTTGGTGGCTTCATTTCGTGGGATAATTTTTTGGGGTAATGACCAGATTTGTTTAACGGCTGACATGCCACAAGACGAGCCTGATTTTATCTATCATCCATCAAATGTTATTGGGGATTTTGCTTATTCAGGTGGTTCATATAAAAATCGGTATACTTCGTGCTTAGTTGCTTATTCTGACCCCAATAACCATTATTGTGATGATGTGGAAGCGGTATGGGACTATGATTTAATGCGTCGATACGATGTTAATGTGATGAAATTAACTGCGATTGGTTGTACATCACAAGCAGAAGCCCAACGGAGGGGACGCTGGGCATTACTTTCCAATGCGAAAGATGAGGTAATCACTTTTACCGTTGGCTTGGATGGGTATATCCCTATGCCTGCGCGAATTATTGGCGTAGCCGATCCGTCCCGTTCAGGTAAAGAAAACGGCGGACGAATTCATGCAGTTTCTGGGCGAAAAATAACGCTAGATAGGGCTGTTGATTATGGCGCAGGTGATCGACTAGTAATTAACTTGCCAGATGGCACAGCTCAAAGTAGAACCATCAAAGCAATCAGTACCGATAAAAAAACGATTACGGTTTCTGCTAACTATAAAATTGAACCAGTGGTTGGTGCGGTTTGGTGTATAGATAGTGATAATATTGCAATTCAATATTTTAGAGTGACATCAATATCGGCAACTGAAAAAGGTCAGTTTACAATAACGGCTATTCAGCACGACCCTGATAAATTCAAATATATTGATGAGGGCGTTCGGATTGAGTCAAAACCTATTACCGTTACTCCGCCAAGTTCAATTTCTACCCCCAAAAATATTGTTATTTCAGAAAGCAGCTACATCTCACAAGGATTGTCAATTGCATCTTTAAATGCAACATGGGATACGGTGGAAGGAGCAACAAACTACGTTGCACAATGGCGAAAAGATAATTCAGCTTGGATTAATGTTGGTCGCACAAACGGCACAAATTTTACTGTCGAAGGGATTTATTCAGGTGTTTATGATGTCCGTGTAAGAGCAGTTAATGCCATTGATGTATCTTCACCTTGGGCATATTCACAAGCGACTTCAATTAAAGGTAAGGTTGGCAAACCTGATAAGCCAATTGGGTTTACAGCTAGTGATGACGTTGTTTTTGGCGTTGATTTAAAGTGGTCGTTTCCTGATGGTAGCGGTGACACAAGTCATACTGAAATCCAATACTCTACTAATGAGAGTGAAGAAAAGGCGCTACTGTTAAGTAATGTTACGTATCCAAGTTGTAGTTATTCACAAACAGGATTATCAATTGGTCAAGTGTTTTTCTATCGTGCTCGATTGGTTGATAAGATCGGAAACGTTAGTGATTGGACAGAATGGGTTAGAGGGATTTCTAGTATAAATACTAACGATTTAACCGATCATATTTTTGATGAAATCAAAGAAACTGACGCTTGGAACTCTCTTATTGATTCAGTTGATAATGCAGCGATTAGTTCAATAGAAAACGCAAAGGCGATCATTGAAAATGCGTTAGCTAACGACGTGAACTCGAAAAAATGGCGCAAGACAATGGGCAATGTTAGTGTAGAGATAAAAGAAACTAAAGCGTTAATTGCATCAGAACATGAAGCTACAGCGATTGAACTTAATGAAATATCTTCAACTTTGGACGGAGCTAAAGCTAATATTGATGAACTTAAGAAAACAACAATAAAACAAGGCGAGTTGATTGAATCTCAAAGCGGCACTTTAACACACTTATCATCATCAATAGATAACACAAATAAGAGCGTTAAAAATAATGTTAGCGCTCTTAATCAAATGAGCACAAAAGTAACTCAACAAGGCGAGAAAATCTCAGCACAAGCGGATGCTATTAATTCAATCAATACTAATATTGGTGAGGTGTCAACACAAGTTACCGACGTATCAAAAGCTATTCAAGATACAAACGGGAAATTATCAGCGTATCGGACAATGAAAGTTCAGGTTGATAATAAAGGTCAACAGTATGTTGCCGGTATGACGATGGGCGTTGAGAATACCGATAATGGCATGCAGTCAAATGTCATCTTCTTACAAGATCGTTTTTCAATTATGAATGCCGCAGGTGGTGACCCTCAGGTAATTTTCACTACTCACGGCAATCAAGTGATTATCAACGATACAGCTATTGGAAAAGGCTCAATAACAGATGCACACATTAAAGATGGATCAATAACTAATGCGAAAATTAGCAACATCATTCAGTCTGATAATTATGTTGACGGTAAAAAAGGTTGGCAGCTATCTAAAGAAACTGGAGCGTTGAAGGCTGTCAATGCTGATATTTCAGGGAAATTACGAGCAACCTCTGGAGAATTAAACAATGTTGTGATTAATGAGAACTGTCAGATTAAAGGCACGTTAAACGTTGGACAGATTAAAGGCAATGTGCTCTCAGCAAAAAACTACGTTCGTGATGTTTATTTGGGATTTAATCTTCAACCGCCACAAAATTCAGCGCACATAATGACAGTTGAAGGGAACGGATGCTGGCAAACGCTGTGCTTTGTTGGACCAACAGGAGTTGAATGCAGCAACGGCAATGTATCTGAAGTGACGTTACAATTTTTATTTAACAATCAACTCTCTTTTAATATTAATCAATTAATTAATGATGGAAAAATAGATAATCTATACCTGCCAATACCTCCGTTTCCGCTCGGTAGTAGGGTTGATATTCAATTAATTGGCGAGCGACATAAACATTCATTTGTGAATCAATGTAAAGTTTCTTTTAATTCGTTAGCGTTGTTAACAAATAACTCAAACGGATTTCTTGATTAATTAACAAGTTATCAGAACAAACCGCTTAATTGCGGTTTTTTTTATATTTAAAATTTGAGGA